ACGGTATACCACGAGAAGTGTCATGCACTCGATAGATGTGGCGTAAAAGCAATAACTGGTAAAGAAACGTATTCAGATGGTACTACTAGAAAAGTTAAGCGTAGAGGTAGAAACGTTGAAGTTGAGAATGTGTATCGACATGCATCGTCTTTACCACAATACAACCTCAAAGAAACAATTGACCGTGAAATGTGGGAATACATAAACGGTGATTTGGCTACTTATGATGATTTAGGCAAGAAACCTAGGAAAAAGTCTGAAAAAGCTATTTGGGAAGAAGAAAGCAGCAAAATCTACAGGACTAGCACTAATAATGCTAGAGAATTTTTAAAACGTGTAAAACCTTTAGTTAAAGAAAACCCTAAACGATACACAGCCTTTGCAGATATGGCTGAATCAACTGGCGTGATTGGAAATGATTATCCGCTTGGCTATGGCCACGGTAAAAAATACTGGACAAACCAAGGAAGTACAGAAACAGAGTTCTTTGCTCACGTTTCAGAAACCATTGCTACTAATCCAGAAGGGTATGAAATGCTGCAAGAGGTATTTCCTAAATCAGTCAAGATATGGGAGCAGATTGTAGATGACATTATAAAAGGAGTTGATTAATATGTTTTCGGCAGAGGGTGGTGCAATGGATATTGTGGGCAAAGCTGTTGATAAGTATGAGAAACACTTTGACGAAGTTTTCCCATTGTACGAATATTTGAATATCACAAGTAATGATGATTATGATTTTTCAGTAAAGGGATCTAAACAATTAGCAACATTTATTGATGGGCGAATTGATATTGATAAGCCAGTAGCTATTCCAGATGATTATAATGATCGTATGTATTAAGCACTTAACTTAATGTTAGGTGCTATTTTTATGCAGTTAGGAGGCACCACAATGGCAATGACTGAATTTGAAAAGAAAATGCTAGCAGAAGTTAAAGGCATTCGAAAGGAACTACACGACATGAATAAACCCGTCAAAATTGGTGGCCAAGTTGACGGCAAAGACATAGTCAATGCAATTAATGAGAAAACGCTGAACGCAATCAAGACAGCAGGCGAGGCATGGAAATGATTAAGCGATGGCTATTAAAGGGATTAAACAGGTGCATTCTAGTGGCATACCGCTTGCGGTAGATTAGGAGTGTGGTCTTTATGCTGAAACACGCATGTATCTAAATTTTGAATACGATGAAAACAAAAAAAGGAGATTGAATAATGGGAACTAAAGAATTTATTGAAAAGTGTCAACAGTTAGTAGCTGAATATGCCAATAGCCATTTAGATGTAACGGACGGTGCCAAAAAGTTAACTGTTGATGAAGTGTACGTTGTTTGGTCAGTTAAAGCGTTACAGAATAGCAAAGCTTTATTAAGTACACCGTTGCCTGATGGTATGTACTACGAAGTTACTTATAATGGCGATGAAAATGAAATTTACTTCGATGCCTACAAGAAGTTTGAAAACAAAAAGATTGAATTATAACCATTAGCAAATGCTAGTGGTTTTTATTTGTCCGAAATGACGTTATAAACTAACTGGCTATCAGAATAACTAGCGAACCTTAAAACTTGAACTGACAAGAATAAAAAGAAAAAGGGGATATAAGAAGATGGATTTTAAAGAATTAGTTGCAAAGCATACAGGTGAAGATGGCAAATTGGACACAGAAGCATTTGTGAAAGAATTAAATACAGAAATGCCGAAGAATTACGTGCCAAAATCTGAATTTAATTCAAAAAACGATGAGCTGAAGGAAGCTAACAAGACCATTGACGGCTTGAAAAAAGCCAACACTGACAACGAAGAATTGCAGAAATCAATTGATGACTATAAAGCCAAAGCTGAACAAGCACAAGCAGAGCTAGCGCAAACTAAAAAGGATACGGCTATTGAATCAGCTTTGCGTGATGCAGGCGTAACAGATGTTGACTATATGCGATTTAAGTTAGGCGAGGTTGAAGTTGATAAAGAGGGTAACATCGTTGATTTAGATAACAAAGTTAAGGATTTAAAAGAAGCTAATCCAACTTTCTTTGGAACGAACGACAAGCCTACGGACGGAACGCCAGCAGGCTATCAAGTTGTTGATAATGGCCTTGATAAAGGTAAGCCATCAGATCCAGAAGCAACAGCAACAGCAGATTTTGAAGCAGCATTAGGACTATAAAAAGAAAAGAGGAAAAATAAATGCCAAACGTATTAGAATATTCAAAAATTTTCCAACCGTCATTAGATAAACAAGTGGTTCAAGAATCAACTACAGGTTGGATGGAAGCAAACGCAAACCTAGTAAAATACAACGGTGGTAACGAAGTTAAACTACCTAACATTTTAATGGATGGATTAGCTGACTATGACCGTACAACTGGTTTTGTTGGTGGAGATGTAACACTAGAATGGAAAACATACACATTAACACAAGACCGAGGACGTACATTCTCAATTGATGCGATGGACGTAGACGAAACTAACTTTGTGGTAACTGCAGGTACTGTAATGGGTGAATTCCAACGTACAATGGTAGTGCCAGAAATTGATGCTTACCGTTACTCTAAGTTAGCTACATTAGCTATTGATGCATCTCAAACACGTTCAGTTGCGGTTACTGCCACTGATATTGTTGACCAGTTACTTGCCGACTTAAATGGCATGGAGGATGTAATCGGCGCTCAAGAAGTGGTAATCACAATGAACCCAATCTTAGCTGGTCAATTAGCTAAAGCTGGTAAAGATTACATTTCTAAAGCAATGCTTGCTAAGGGCGCTTTATCAGTTGAAGTACAATCATTCAACGATAACGCAATCGTAAAAGCACCTTCTAAGTTATTGAAAACTGCTTTCGAGTTTAACGATGGTACTACAGTAGGGCAAGAGACAGGTGGATTTAAAGCAGCAGACGGCGCTTTAGACATCAACTGGTTAATCTCTACTAAAGATGCACCAATCGCAATCTCTAAGACTGACAAAGTGCGTACATTTGCACCAGACACCAACCAAAAGGCAGATGCTTGGAAGATTGACTACCGTAAATATCACGACTTATGGGTACCAGCTAGCAAGTTAACTTCAATTTACGCTAATACTAAACCAGGAGTATAGGAGGTGTAACCTATGCGTACATTTCAACTAGATAATGTCGTTAAGAAAACCGATAACGATGTCAAGGCTAAGAAATACTTAGCCCTTGGCTTTAAAGAAATTGGTATTGAAGAAACAAAACAACAAGAACAAACTGAAAGCATCAACTTAAACAAGCTAGATGCCAAAGGTTTAAAAGAAGTTGCTGACGATCGTGGTATTGAATACGCTAAAAACGCCACTAAGGAACAAATGCTGGAACTTTTAGGGGAGTAGTCACTACTCCTCTTTTATTTTTGAGGAGGTTTTAAGATGATTATTACTTTAGAAGAAGCCCATAAACTCAATCCAAGTATTGAAGAAGATGACCTAGATGCTTTTGAAACGAGTGTGAGGGAATTGACTAACAACAGCTTTCAAAATAAACACGTACGCTTTAAAGGTGTCGAGTTTGTAAGTGAAAGCATCATTCTTGTCAAAGGAGTCATCAGAGGCTTGCGAGTTGGCGACACCATAGAAGTCAATTACAGCCATTATAACGATGGTTTGTTCACGGTGGCATCAATAGCTGGTAAACAGATTACAGTTGAAGGAACACCGTTTTTTGAAGCTAATTCAGGGCTTGCGATGGTGACTAAGGTTGAATACCCATCCGACATTAAGCGAGGTATCAAAAAACTGATTGAGTATGATGTGAAAATGGCTGATAAGGTCGGTATTAAGTCAGAAACAATTAGCCGAATGAGTACCACTTACTATGACGTTAACGGTTCTGATAATACAGACGGTTATCCATCTAGCTTACTATCATTCCTTGAGAAGTATGAAAAGATGAGGTGGTAGGATGCAACAAACTTTTACTATCCAACAATTTTCTCAGTTTGATGACGGAATTGGTGGCTATACCGAAGAATGGGCTAAGTTTAAGACAGTTAAAGGCTACCTTGACCTAGTAACAGGTACAGACATTAACGCCGTTCAGAACGCAATTATAGAGCAATCAACGCATGTCGTTATTATCCCTAGTTTTACAGCAGGAATTACAGACAAAATGCGTGTAGTTGATGCTGCTAACCGCTGGTACTCGATAACCTACGCTGATGATCCAGTTGGCCAACATCACCACAACGAGCTTTATGTGAAATATGGAGGTGTTTTAAATGGCTAAAGGTTGGAAGTTTGAAGATAACAGCGCCAAGATAAAAGCGATGCTTGAATCAGCAAGTGAAGAAGCCATGGAAGAAGCTGGGCTAATGATTGAATCACAGGCAAAGTCTCTAGCGCCAGTCGGTGATAGTGGAGAGTTAAGGGATAAGATTAACCACACTGTAAACCGTGAAAATGGTGTCGTGGTTGGTAAAGTTGGTTCGCCTACTGATTACTCAATTTATGTTGAGTATGGTACTGGTGAAATGGCTGAGAATGGGGCTGGTAGAAAAGGTGGATGGGTGTATAAGGCGCCTGATGGCAAATGGTACTACACTCGTGGCCAAAAACCTCAACCATTTTTAAGACCGGCTTTCAGACGTAACAAAAAGAACATTCAAGACATTGTTGGTAAGCACTACAAAGCTAAATTTTAGGAAGTGATGAGTTGATAGAATTTCTAAAAGAATTAAATCAACAATTTAGATTAGTCGTGCCAGAATCGTATCATGAAGTCAATACTAAGGCTACAGTCGTCTATCCTTACGTTACCTATGACTTTGATAGTGAGTCATTGGAGCGTAACATGGACGGCTTTTATATTGATGTGGATATCTTTGATAACAACTCAAGCTATATTGACATCTTTCAAATCGAAGATGCACTTAAAGCACATTTCAAAGATAATCGCAAATTGACGGATGATTTTTTCATCCGTTTTAATTTTTTAGGTTCAAACAAGATACCAACTGGTGATGACAATATTAAAAGACGTAGTTTGCAGTTTTACTGCAAGATTGATTGGAGGAATAAATAATGGCATTAAAAAAGACAGGCTATAGCAATACTACTGCTAAAAATTATTTGATTAACGCTGCAACTATTTAC